GTATGCGGATATTAAATATCCGACCATTCTGCCTGTCACTAGTGAAGCTGGCCCTGGCGCTCAGACCTTCACCTATCGCATCATGGACTCCACTGGTGAGTTCAAGCTGATCGCTGATGCTGCTGACGATCTGCCCCGTGCCGATATCAGCCAAGTTGAGAAGAGCATCAACATCCGATCCTTCGGTGGTTCCTTCGGTTACACCGTGCAGGAACTGCGTGCCGCTCAAATGGCCAACATCGCTCTGGAACAGCGTCGTGCTGCTGCTGTGCGTCGTGCCTATGAGGAGAAGGTGGAAGAAGTGGCTCTGTTCGGTGAGAGCACCGTTGGCCTGGCTGGTTTCTTCAACAACTCCACTGTGGACGTTGTTGCTGCTGATAAGTGGTTCACCGATAGCGGCACCACTGCCCAGGAAATGCTGGAGCTGCTGAACTATGGCGTGACCGCCATCATCAACGGCTCCAAGATGAAGGAGCAGCCCGACACCATCCTCATGGCTTATGAGGACTATAACAAGGTGTCGACCACTCGCAATTCCGATTCTTCGGACGTGACCGTGCTGGAATACTTCCTGCGCACCAACCCCTACATCCGTAACGTTGAGCCTATCAACCAACTGGATGCTGACAACAGCGTGCTCAATACCAATCGCATGGTTGTGTACAAGCGCGATCCCGAGAAAGTGCAACTGCACATTCCTCAGCCCCTTGAACTCTTCCCGCCTCAGCAGCGTGGTCTTGAGTTCATCGTGCCCGCTCATGCTCGTGTGGGTGGCGTGGCTCTGTACTATCCCAAGAGCGTTATTTACGTTCAAGCTTCGGCCTGAGGATAGTTAAGCAAGCGAGGGACGTTAAGCTATGGACAATTGTTTCTTTTGAACAATGCTCATTGCTTATCGTCCCGAACTTGAAAACCCGCCCCGTGAAGGCGGGTTTGGCATTATTACGCAAACCGGCATGATCCAGCTCACGCCTGGTCTTAATCAAGATATTCCAGAGCATCAGTGGAAAGTGGCCCGTGAGAATAGGGCAGTAAAACGCCTGATGAACATTGGAGCCATTGAGGAAGTGCGTGAGCAGATCATGGTGGAAGATGTGCCCCAAGATGTGCAAACGCTTTCTCAAATGCCATTGGTGGAAGCCATTCGCATGATTGAGCTTATTCATGACCCCGATCAACTGGGCGCATGGAAAAAGATTGAAGGGCGGGTGAGGGTGCGTAATGCCATTAATAAGCGCATTGAGAACATTCGCATTGGGAAAGCCTGATTATGGCCGTTTCTTATGCGAGCTTTCTTGAGCGGTTCCCTGAATTCACTCCTCATCCATCGGGGATTGTGAATGGTGCCATTTCTGAGGCCACTTATGATGCTTCGGAGGATGTGTTTGGGGAACAAACTGATAGGGCGGTCAAGTTTCTTGCTGCTCATATCATTGCCATTCAACTTGCTCAAATGGGCATTCAAATTGGTGCCACTGAAGGCAAGGTATATGGTGAGGGGCTTGATGCCACTCAATATGGTCAAGAGTTCAAGCGTATGTTGAATACGCTTCCTTCTTCTTCTGTTGGTTTCGTTGTATGAGCAACTTCCTGGAGCCACTGGCCAATTCCACGCTGGTATGGTCGGTGGCTTCAGGCTACGCGCTTGATAGCGAAACTGGAAATTACGTGGCTGTTGCAACTGGCATTACTTACTACGCAACGTTGAGACAAAAACGTAATCCGCAGTATGACTATTTGCTTGGCGCAGATCAAACAGCAGTTTATATGGAGGGGCGTCTCACTTCTCCGTTAGCGCTTTCTGGCGTAACGCCGGGCGATTCTGCGCAGGCAACAATCAATGGGAAGGAAGGAAGATTTGAACTATTGCCAAACGAAGAAATTGCTATTCATTATTGGCAATTTTTGGGAACGCCAATTAGAGGAATTTTTAGACTAATTGGCAAAGGAAGCGTGGACAACGTTTGATCTCACCAAACAGCCGCCGCTTAATCATTCTTTCCCTCCATTGAGGATCTTCTCATGCTTTACCATCCTACTGAGCTGGTGAAGAGCCAAGACGTGATTGTGCGCGTTGGCTCCATCAACGGCACCGCACGTCCTGTGATCACCCAGAGCGGCGCTACGTTCACTGTGAGCGGCGCTCCCACGCTGTACACGCTCCAAGCTGCCACGACGGCTTCTGTTGCCTTTAACGATGGCAACCAAGAATTCTATCTGCTGGGCGGCGGCGGTTTTGCTGATAGCGTGATTGTTACCAGCCAAGCCACTGCTTCTATCACTTCCTATTTTCAGAAGGATGTTGATGGCACGGTGTTCCTGCCCAATAGCTTTGACGAAGCTTTCCAAGTGATTAGCGCCTCGCGCTATGACAAAAACCACGAAGTGTACGTGGAGATTAACAAGCAGCTTGGCGCTTCTGGTACCACTTATTACTATGATCGCGTGGCCTTCACTGCTTGCGTGATGAATTATAACGAGAGCTATCCTGCCGATAATCTCGTGGAATGCACTTTCGACTTGATTAGCCGCGGCCGCATTGGCATTCACCAGAATGCTTCTGAAACTGGCTCTATCATTCCCTCTACTCCTAATTCCTGATTCATCTTTTCATTGTTTTTTTGCTAGCCTCTCCTTACGGAGAGGCTTTTTATTGTGAACATTTCGCAGCTTCGGGAAGTAGTTACTGAGCTTCTTTCTGCATCGCCTAGTTTAATTGGCACTTATACGCTGCCAAACAATTCCACACTTCCCGCTGTGTATGTAGTGGGCAGGCAGAGCGTGCCGAATGAATGGAAAGTCAAGGGCTTGGAAGTGACCATTGAAGAATTTGCCTCAGTTTCTCCAAGGGCAATGGTAGGCAAGGTGCAAAACAACAAGCAATGGACAGTTGTGTTGGTCGATTACACCACAAATTCTGATGCTTTGCAAAAGGCTGCAGAGCGTATGGCGAGACGATTTCCTGATGCGCAATTTTCTTTCCGTCCTGAATCTGACGTGGTGTACGGTCAGTATCGCATTAGAATTCCAGACACGGAATTGCTCAACATTTACCCTGCATCGTGAAAGTCTTAAAAAGTAGTTGCGAAAAAGTATGGCTGTTTGACGCAGAAGTGGACGATATTTCGATAAAAGCGGGCTTGGCATGCTTTCTTTCTCAATGCCCAGCTTTTGCGTCTTTTGCTTACAAGGACAAAGTAATTGAGGCATGCTTGCCATTGAAGGCAATCAATAGCGGAGTGCCGCTACGAATTGCTAATGCTAGACTCTTTCTGCAATAGAGAAGACCATGAGCAAGTATTCAAACATTTTCCTGCTTAGCGATGCAGAGTATGAGAATATTGGCGATTGTTTAAGGCTGCGTAAATTTGGCAGTTGGCTTGCGGAAGAAGCATGGAAGCGCGAAGAGCAAGGGCAAAAACGAGCGCAATTCACTTTGCGAGCTATTGCATTGGCAAAGAAAATTGCCATTGAGAAAGAAGTGGATCAAGACGAAGCATTTGCAATGCTGCAGGGGGATCATGAGGGAGAAAGCATTTTGTCGGAATACTCTGAAGAAGCAGTGGCCCTAATGAGCAGTATGCCATCTGCTCGCGAGCAATTTGGTGAGCTGATTACTATTTTTTTCCGCAACCGCGGGGAGATTTTGAGCGGGAAGAAATGGGCTCCCACTGATGATTGGAGCATGGAAGATACGCAGAAACTGCCACAGGCATGGCTTGAGCAAGTGGAAGCATTTATGGCTGCTGAAGATAAGGGGCAAGAAAGCGATAAAGAGCAAGAGCCAGAGGAGGAAGAAGGAAAAAACTAACAGAGCGGCTTGCAAGGCAAGCCGACGAGGCCATTAATAATGCCACTGATTGGACGGAAATATATTGTCAATTGGCTTCTTTGCAATTGGTCGATCCATTGTTTCAGGCGAGCAACTTTGCTCGTCTTCCCGTCAAGCTGATTGCTGATGTCTTAGAAAAAAGCTATAAGACTTTGCATGCAAGAACAAATGCGGCAAGCATTAGCACTGCAAAACTAGCAATGGTTGTGATGGGAGCGCTGGGGGCGAAGGGGGGCAAAGTTAAGCTTGATCAGTTTCTTCCGTATGAGCTTGATGATGGCATGTCTTCATTGAAGCCATCAACAAAAGAAGCGCTTGAATGGGCGTTGAAGAATGAGAAGTTGCCAGCAGCGATTGTAGGCATGATTGGCGCTGAACTTAGTTGAAAATGTTAGATTGGAGCTATTATGGCTTAATTAATAATGGCCTATCAGCTTCGCTTTGAAAGTAATGCATTTCGAGCTGATAGCGCAATTGGCAGGCTTCTTGATGGATTGTCTGCGCTATCAAGAAATGTAAGGCGATTTACTGGCGCACAAGTAGCCGAATATGGCGGAAACGAGCTTCGTCAATTAAGGGGAATCAATGGTCGCACTTTTGAAAGGGCGATGGATTGGGCTGATGCTGATTTTGACCAGCAAATGGCGAGCGAAAAATGGGACTGGCCCAATGAAACGCGAAGAAAAAATGGGCAAATAGTGAATAGTCCTAGGGATATTATTGACACTGGAGCATTGCCGCAAAGTAAACGAAGAGAGCAGATTAGTAATTCAGTTGTTGAATTTATTTGGGACGATGAAGTGGCGGAAGGCGTGCATGATGGCATGGTTACCAAGTCCAACAAGCGGCTCCCGTCTCGTCCATGGACTGAACCCACCTTGGATGAGATTGACGGCATTATTGAAAGCATGCTTCGCCAAGGAGGACGCCGCTGATGGCACGCTATACGATTGACTTTACGACCAATGCGAACAAAATTGTTCGTGAAATTGAAGAAGTAAACAGAAAAGTTACGCAAGTAGCCCGCACTGGAAAAAGCGTAAAAATTACGCTTGATGCGGCCCCCTTACAAGCAAGCTTGAATGCAACGTTTAGGCAATTAGATAAGCAAATAGCAGGCATGCAACGCAAGCTTTCTCGCTTGCAAATTGGATCAGGAGCTTTTCGTTCCGCCGCTGCTAGCTTAGGTTTCAGAGAGGGCCAAAGAGAGCGCGGTCAACTTGCTGCTGAGCCATTGCGTCTTCGCGGGCAGGCGCAATCTTTTGACGAAGCCAGCGCCGTTCGATTAAATAAACAACTGCAGGCGGCGAGAATTGAAGCCTCGCAATTGGCGCCAAATACCGCGCCATGGATTGATCTGCAAAGGCAAATTGGACAAATCAATATTCAACTTAAGGCTTCTGACCGCCTTGCTGAAAGCATTCAAATGCAAGAAAGCCTAGGAGCATTTGCGCCTGGCAGTTTAAATGCTCTTGAAGCAAAACTTATCGTATTGCGCAATAGGGCGAGGGAGATTGCCCCCGATACTACTGAATGGAAACAACTTAACAAAGAGATTGTCAATGTAGAAAAAGGAATTGAAAAACAAACTCGCCGTCCTCTTACTGGCGGGCAACGCTTAGGCGCTGCTGGTGGCGCGTTTCTCTATGGCGGAGGTCTAGGGGGAGGAGTTGGTAGTGCTGTTGGTGGCATTGCTGGCGGCCTGATGGGAGGTGTTCCAGGAGCGTTTGCAGGTGCCGCTTTTGGTCAGTTGGCGGATAATCTTGGCACGATGGCAGCGGGAGTGGCAAAGTCTGCTTCAACCATTCAACAATTGCAACGCGGACTGGCACTTGCTTCCGTTGATGCGAACGATTTTGCTGAGGCGCAAAAAGCAATCACAGAAAGTAGTAATACGCTGGTAGTCCCTATTGAGCAAGTGTATCGCCAGTTCACTCAATTGAGAGTGAATACCAAGCAATACAATATGAGCGTTCAAGAGACGCAGCAAATTCTTGAAGGTGTTGTACTAGCCGTATCTTCTGTTGGTGGCTCTATGGAAGATGTGGATGGCGCCATGCGAGCAGTGGTGCAAATCTTTAGCAAAGGTAGCGTGCAGGCGGAGGAGCTTCGCGGACAATTGGGCGAGCGGTTCCCTGGTGCCGTAGTTAAGTTTGCGCAAGCAAACAAGATGAGCTTTGACGAGCTGCAAAGTGCATTAGAGCAAGGAAAAGTAACAGTTGGTGATTTTGTTAATTTTGCTAAAAAGAACTACGAAGATTATGCAAAGTTTTCAGAGCGTTTAGCGACTGGCCCAGAGTTTGCTGGGCGTCGTCTTGAAAAAGCGATGAACGATATGCAGATTGCTATTGGCTCTGCATTGGGGCCAGCGGGAGCTGTGTTTCAAGATTTCTTCACTGAAACCATTACTGGCTTTACAAAATGGGTAAGTGACAACAAAGAATTTATCGGGCAGTATTTGCGTGACTGGGCAGTGCTCGTTACTGATTTTGGGCGCATTGTTGGAGGTATTGTAAAAATTGCAATACAAGTAAGCACTGCAATTGTCAAGGCGTTTAGTGCTGCGATTAGAGAAGTAAGGCGCTTGCTCGGCATGGTTGGAGTGGCTGAAATCAAGGCTGAGCTAGATAAAGTGAATGCTCAAATTGCGGCTGGGCAGACTGGAGGCAGGCGAAGGGGCGCGGCACAGGGTCCATTAGAAATGCGGCGCCAACAGCTTCAGGCTCAATTCGCTGCGGCTGGGGGTCAAGCCGCTCTTGATGCTGCGATTGCCCCCGCCGGCGGCGATTTTGCCTATGGCGGACCAGGCGCTGGCATGAGCCTCGACGCTGCTGGGGGCGGCAAGGGAGAAAAAGAAAAAAAAGGCAGAGAGCTTAAAGATTTCGCGGAAGACGAGGCAAGAGTGCTCAGAGAGCGTCTTGCTCTTCAAAAGACGCTTATAGATGTGCAGTCAGATCTCACGTCTTCCCAAAAAGAACTTGCGAAAGCTGAGCTTGACTATGAATATGGTCTTGACATTGTTGAGGCGCAATACCAAGCGGCAATTAAGACATTAGCGGAATACAAGGAGGGTCAGCGCAGCGCAGCTAAAGCATCAATGCAAAATGCTGCTGTATTGGAAAGAGAAAATGTTACAGCGGAATATCGCAAGGCGCTGTTGGGAGATTTAATTGGGCGTTCTGATAATTTTGAAACCAAAACCAGTGAACTAAAAGACAGCATTGCGGCATTGACGGCTGGACAAGAAAATCTTTCTGAAACGGAAAAACTTGAGGCAGCAATTAAACGAGAAACAACGGGACTCACTCAAGCGCAATTAGCCATAATTGGCCCTTACATTACAAAACTTAGAGAGCAAGCGCAGTCTGTACAGGCACTGTCTGAGCAGGAAAAGCAATTAAAAGAAAATTTAGAAAAAACAAAAAATCTCCGAGAAGCGCAAGCTGGGCTTGGCGTGATTGGAGGCGGATTGCGTGCTGGCTTCACTGGTGAGGCCGCCAACGTTTTTGAACAAGCAATGGCACAGTATGGTGACAGAGACTACGCTACTCAGCTTGCAAACGTTGAAACGGCGGCTATGCAGCTTCGTAGCGTTTTTGAAGGACTGCAAGGCGCTATTCAAGGTGTTAGCTCTGCGTTTGCCAATGTCCTCACAGAAGGCGTGGCTGGCATGATTTCTGGCACTGCCACCGCCAAAGAAGTGTTTGCAAGCTTCTTGCAAAGCGTTGGTCAAGCGCTTTCTCAAGCGGCTTCGCAAATGATTGCCACTTACATCGCCATTGGCATTGCAAAAATGTTTGCTGGTCTTGGAGGGGGTGGAGGTGGAGCTGACTATAGCGGGGGCAAGGTAGCCACTGGGGCATTCAATACGGACTCCTTGGGCATGGGGCCAAGCTTGAGTAATTGGAACTGGGATGGAGCGGGTATGCCATTTGCGCCACCTGCATTTGCTAATGGCGGCATTGTCTCGGGCCCCACACTTGGCCTCATTGGCGAAGGTCGTTACAACGAAGCCATTGTTCCTCTTCCCGATGGCAAGAGCATTCCCGTGCAGCTTGGTGGCAAGTCTGCTCGCGATCTTATGGGCGGCAATGCTCCTGGCATGCCTGCTCAAATGGCCCTCAATATGAAATTTGAAACAACCAAGATCAATGGCGTAGAGTATGTAAGCCGCGAACAATTAGAACAAGCCATGGCCGAAACGCGTCGTGCTTCTATTGCAGGTGGCGCCCAACGAGGCATGAGTATGACGCTTGATAAGATACAACAAAGCCCCTCTACTCGCTCTCGCATTGGTATGCGCTAATGGCAAATTTTCCTTCTATTAGGCCAACTGGGCGATCCTATTCGCCAGGGCAATTTCCAACGAAAGTTTATCGTGGGCTTTCTGGCGCCACTGTAAAGCGCATCTTTGGTAATCGTTCATTCGGCCATTCCATTGAACTAGAATTTGCCAACATTACAGATGCTAATGTAAAGCTCATTCTTGATCATTACTATGCGCAAGGAGGAAACTATACGCGCTTTGCATTGCCTAATGAAATCTTCTCTGGCATGAGCGATAGCCTTCGTGGCGTGGTGCAGGCGCCTGCAAACATTCAATGGGAATACGCGCAGCCTCCACAAGTGGAAAGTGTGTTCAATGGACGCAGCACTGTTACAGTGAGCTTGATTGGTGAGCTTGATTATTCTGGTGTTTGATTATGCAAACTTCTGTTCACATTGCACACTTCCTCTTCATCGAAACTGCCAATAATCAAAGCCACTACTATCAAAACTATTTCTTTGGCAAGGATTTCACGGCAGTGGCTATTCCTGGAAGTAGCTCTCCCGTGTATCGCCATGCTCCATTCAGGGTGGAGGGGGCATTGTCTTCATTGAACGGAGAAAATAGTCTCTTGCGCGTCTTGTTTCCACATAGCGCTTTTACCATTGCCCTCGTTGAAAATGGAGAAGGCAATCGACTGAGCAAGCTTTCGCTTAAAACAGTGTGGATGGCCACTTCTGGCGGCATTGCCGATTACAGCTCTTATACAAAAACTGCTGAATACGAAGAATTTTACGTGGGGGTGGGTGCTTCTTTTGATGACACCACTGTTGAGCTTCGTTTTAGGAGTGCAATGGATAGCGTGGGGGCTTCTTTCCCCAGGCAAACATTTTCTTCTAAGAATGTCGGCTTCTTGCCATTGAACGCAGAAATTTCCTTGCGCTGATGAACGATCTTATTGGTCTTGAATATCAATGGGGAGCCAATCCAGATGAGACGCTTGGATATTGCGATTGCTTTCAATTATTTTGCGCTGTAAGGCGCAGACTTGGCATGAAGGATTATGCCGAGCAATTCGCGTGGGTGTATGAGCAATATGAGGAAGCCTCATTTTCATGGCGCATCATGAAAACTTGGCTCAAGGAAAATTGTTCCTCCACCGTTGAAACGAGCGATGGAGATGTGGGAATGTTTATCAAAAGGCCAGCATTAGCAACAGTGGCGAATGGACGCATCTATTGTATTGCTCCCAGAGGTAGAAGCGTTAGCATGATGAGCAGTAAAGACACATTGTCTTCAATCAATTGGTTTAGACCGCAATAGTTAATCATGCGCAAGCTTCTTCCTTACGAGCAGCATCTGATTGAAACTCTTGGTATTACAGAAGAAGAATATTGGCAGTTTTACCTTGCAAGGTTGAACTATAAAGACGAAAAGATTGGCACCACGCTAGACATTCGCAATGAAGCAGGGACCATTGCCCTTGTTCTTACAATTGTCGGTACATTAGCGCAAGTAGGCGCAGCATTGCTTGCTCCTAAACCGCAGGCTCCTTCCCAGAAAATGGGAAGGCAATCGCGAAATCTTTTCTTTGCCCCGCGTTACGGTTTCAATTCTTTCCAAGAAGTGGCCCGTTACGGCGATCCAGTGAATCTTGTTTATACCAATAGAAGCGAGAATCCGGCTGGCGGCTTAAGGGTGAATACGTCTCTTGTTTGGTCTGCTGTGCATAGCCTTGGCACGAGTCAATTTATGCAAATGCTTGCAGTTGTAGGCGCTGGTCCCATTGAACAATTTGCCTATGATCGCACCGCATTTGGTCAAACGCCATTGCGAGATATCCCAGCGCAACGTTTTTGGCTCTATGCAAAACCAGAAGGAGGGCGTCTCACATTCGCTGACAATCAATTTCCAACGCCACTGAATAGTGATGACCCATCGCGTGAAGGCATTGCGCCTAGTGAATTAGTTTACAAGACGAACTACGCTGGCATTAACCGTCCAGAAGGCTTCAGTCAAGCATTTTCCCCGACCACTGCCACTTCCCTTGGAGTGTATGACGTGGTGCCGATTAAGGTGCAAGTAGAGGATCGGGACGATGAGGGCAATGAAGAGCGCGATCAACTTGGAATCACAATTCCCAATGGAAGAGGGGAATACTGGCCTGATCTTTGGCCGACGACTGGCGTACGTCCTCAATTCCCTAAAGATAGAACAATTACAATCCGTTTCAAGGAAGAGGACAACAAGCCAACTGAGCAAGTAGAAAGAGCGGCAGTAGATCTAAGAAGCGCATACATTACAGTCTTTGATTCTTCCAGTATTTATAAACTTGGCGCAGCTAAGTTTAAAATGATCTCCAGTGACATCACTGATAGTAATGATATTGAAGGAACGTTTGATTTCAGATGCATTACGCCTGGTGTGCTGTGCGAGGAAGATTACAGCACGATGAATTATCAGCAAAATGAAGATGATTTGCGCCGGCAAAAAGCAGAACTTACCGCTCGCATTGCACAGTTAAACATTCAATATGGCGAGGCTTTTGCGAATAAAATTAAAGGCGCCACTCGCGAGCAAATCACTCAATATGCCACGCGATTAGAAGAAATAGACAATTTTATCCTGAGGGGGTCAGCTATTAGGAAGGGGGATATACGCTCCAAGGATTTCAGGGATCTCTTGGACGAAACCGGGGCATTTAGGGGTGTCAATGATCAAATTAACGCATACGAAAATCAAATTAGAGAGCGCAACAGGATTATTGACGCCAGAAGGGAAGAGATCGAAGATATCAACGATGCGATAGCGGACCTATTGGGAGAACGTCCATTTAATGATAATCAACGCGACAAGATTAGAAAATTAAAGGACAGAAAAGCGGATAAAAAAAGAGAAATTCGCGATCAGACTACCGCGAAGAAGGAGGACAAAAAGGCTATTAATGATCTCGTTCGGCGCTTAATGCCAGAAGTTATTACGCAAGGCTTGTACGATGACGATCCAAAAACAAATTTGCGAGACGAATTGCGTGCATTGCGCAAAGAGCGTCGCGATATTCGCACTGCCTTAGATGAGCTGATGCGGGATCAGCGAGATGTTCAAGCGGAAACTGCCGCCCAGCAAGCATGGCAAAGTCAATATAGCGAAGCGACGACAAGGCTAAATGAAGTAGAAAAGCAGCTTAAGAATAAAGATAATTGGAATGATTATTTCAACACCAAATGCATTGCAAAAATCAATGAAATCAACTACGAAGCAACGACTAAATGTGACATCGTAAACTTTTGCTTCAAAAGCAAAATCTTCCAACGCATCCAAGGAAGGCAGAGCAAATATGCGAAAGAAGACATGCAGGGCCATAAGGATAGTGACAATGGGGTGCGTAATCGCACTTCACTGTTTTGGATGTGGTACAGAAATCCAAGCGAGCAGAAATTCAACGAAGACGGTTCTCCGCAGTATCAACTTGCTAAATATGTTTTGGCCATTCGCAATGGAAAGGAGGTGGATATTTATTCTCATCTTCGCTTCATTGCTGCATCGAAAGAGAAATGGCAGTTTAAATTTGAGCCGATTGTTGACTTACCCGCAGAACTACGCACTCATAACGATGGTGCCAATATAGACATTTTGTATTTGCGCACTTTTGGTTATGGCCTTAATGACAAGCAAAAACGCCTTCCGCTTGATGGCGGCCATCAACTGGTGTTTAGAGGAAGGCGCATCAAAACAGAAGGGCTCAGGCCCGCACTGAATCGCACCCCCGCCTTTGTAGATGAATGGGGACTATTCTCGCTGCGCTCTGACACGCAAATTTCCTTCTCGTTTGATAGCGGACCAGAGAATAGCCTCGTTGCAGTGACGGAACAGCAGCAAGAAGCATTTGGCGCCAGCTTGTACAATGGGCTATCAATGCTTGGCCTTAATATCTACGCGGGACAAGGCGTTCAAGACCTGCGTTCCCTTAGCGCATGGGTGAACAGAGGCAAGAAAGTGAGGAAGTTAAGCGATAGTGGTGCATACGAGGCAAGTGTTTCTTCTTCAACTAGCTTTGCTCCGGAAATTTTTCTTGACACCATCCTCGACGTGGATAACGGCATTGGCGCATATGCCAATCCCAATGGCATTGACACGGTAAGACTTGGCGATGCAATGAAATTTTGCAAGGCCAATGGTTACTACATGGATTGCGTCATTGCACAGCCAGAATCTTGGCGTGAATTTTGGAGCACAGTTGCTCCGTTTTCATTGCTTGAATTTGCACGCATTGGAGGGAAAGAAACCTTAGTGCCTGCAGTGCCGTATGACGTTTTTGGGCGAGTGAGCCGTAGCATTTCTATTGCTGCATTGTTTAATCAGGGCAATATTCTTGAAGAGAGTTACAAGGAAGAGTTTATTGACTATGGCGATAACACGCAAGATCTTATTGCAACCATCGTCTATCGCAACACTGAAAACGATAATGTTTTTCCTGGTAATACAAGCGTTACCGTTTCGCTTGTAGATGCTGTTGAAAGTGCAAGCATTCGACAAAGCTTTGATCTGTCTGATTTCGTTTCCACTCGCAAACAGGCGTTGCATTATGGAATGCTGCTATGCCAGCAGCGTCGATGGTCAAAGCGAGCAGTTGAATTCAAGACATTCCCCACTGAAAGCCCAATTGAACCAGGCAGTTATATTTATGTGCAAACAGACCAGAATCAATGGGATGATTTTTATAGTGGAATCATTGAGGAAGGCGGCAGCTTAAATACGCCCTTGGCGGAAAGTCCTATTAATGGAACATACACTGCACTTTTGTATAGCGGAAATCCAGATGAAGGAACAGTAAGGCTTTCTTCTGTTTCCATCGTCAATAATCAATCAAACGCTTTGTTCGCTTACGAGGGCTGGCTTTTTGTGCTTGGCACTGCAATTACGACTAAGCGCGTATTTCGCGTAACTGAAGTGACAATGGAGGAAGAGGGTGAAATTACAGTAAGAGCTATTGAGCATCCATGCGAAGAAAGCGGGGGTCAAACATTGTCTAAAATTGTTCGTTTTGACGAGGGACTGTTCAAGATTGATTAATGCTAGTATTAAAACAAAAGCCTTAAGACAATGCCTTTTTACACTGGCCGCACAGGCAAGCTAAAGCTGGCAGGCAGCGAAGTTGCGAAAGTGCGCAATTGGACGCTTGATACGTCCGTCAATATGCTTGACACCACAGCGCTTGGTGACACTGCCAATACTTACACGCCCGGCCTGTTTAGCGCCACTGGTAGTGCCACGTTGTCTTATTACAACGGCGAAACTACTGACGTTACAAATCTTCTTGAGAAGATTGCCAAAACTGGCGCCATCACTGATAGCGACGAAATTGCCCTCACGTTTGAAGTGGGGACCAGTCAGTCGTTTACTGCTGATGCTTTCATCAATAGCGCAAGCATCACTTCTTCCACCGATGAGCTGACCACTGTCTCGTTCAATTTTACCATCAATGGTCCGCTAACTACCGTCACGCTGACTGGCACCACCTGATTTTGGGCATAGATACAATGGAATAATTAAGGCTGTAGCGAGATGACATTTTTTGTTGGCCATACAGGCGCAATTAAGCTACAGCGTGGTGGTGAAAATACATTCACTGCCATTGTTTCGCCTGACGATGTCAATACTGCACTAAATAGATTTAGTTTTGAAGGGAGCGAGGATAATTTAATCACTGGAGATCTTCTTGAAATTACCACTGAAGATCCTCGTGGCCTCTTGTTTCTTCCTGCATCGTTTTGGAGCATCCCTGGCGAGGAAGTAGATGGCTACAGCGAAGTGGTATGGGCGTCGGGAAGCACTACTGGCTTAGTGGATTGGGAGGACGATGAAATTAGCGTGTCTTCTGATCTGCCGCCTGAAGGTTATGACGAATTCAGGCTAGATGACTATGTATTTTCTGATAATGCAAGAGCCTATGCAAATATCAACAGAGTTGGTGGCGTGCGTCTGTTTGAGGATTTTAACGATGCAGTAAATAACGAGCGGGCTAATGAATATGCGCTTGCTGCGTTCTATGGCGAACCCATTGAAATTACAGTGGGCGTGAGAGACACGCGATACAACACGCTTGGCTCTGTCACGTCTTTTGAGCTTAATACGGACAGGGCTGCGATGGAAACAACAAGCCTGTCAGATAAATTTAAGCAACAATATTCCGCCGGCTTGCTAAGTGGCAATGGAAGCATTGAATGCTTGTTTAGCTACGAAACTGTCAATAACCAAGATGTGCCGTTATTCCTATTGCAAGTGATCAATCGCTTGGATGTTGGTAGCAACTTCAAGGCACTGCTTTCATTATCTTCTGTCGAGCAATCAGCTACTTTTAGAGAGGAAGTTTACTACGACATTGAAGCCGTGGTAACAAGAGCCGGTGTTACTGTCACCTCCGACGCGCTGGTGGCATGTTCTGTTGATTTTGTAACCACTGGCGAATTCAAGCTGCGAGTAGGCGTACCGCCAGAATATATTCTCAAAGAAGACGATGATGCCATCTATCTTGAGCAGGGTCTTGATTATCTGCTCAAGGAAATTACCGACTGATAATAGCTAATATCGTTTAAGACTAGACTGTACTGAGACCCGCACCTTCCTGCAATGGCTGATCAAAGAATTACGGAGCTTGTAGAACTTCCACAGGGAGGCGTATCGTCTAGTGACGTGCTGCCTATTGCAGATGTAAGTGCTAGTCAGACAAAGAAAGTGCAAGTGAAAAGCCTGATCCAGGCGGGCTTTAATCTTGCAGATGCTTCGACGCTGGATATTTCAAAGATTAACCAGGCAAGTACGGCAAAACTTGGTGCCGCTGCCATTGGCACTAATGTACTCACTTACGACAAGATTCAGCAAGTTAGCGCCACTGATCGACTGTTGGGGCGTAGCAGTGCAGGTGCTGGTAATGTAGAGGAAATTATTTGCACTTCCTTTGCACGTTCCCTGCTGGATGATGCAGATGCGGCCACTGCACGTTCTACACTGTCGCTAGGCACTGTTGCCACTGGCAATACTATTAATACTTCCCTTATTGAAGATCTTGCGATTACTACTGGCAAGATCAATGATAGTGCAGTTACCACTGCAAAAATTGCCGATGCAAATGTTACCAATGCGAAGATTGCAAGCGGAGCAGTTGATAGCGCTCAATTGGCAGCCAGTGGCGTTACGCAGGGGAAGCTTGCCGCCGACTCAATTATTACTGTTAACTATGTTGACAGTGGCATTACGCAGTCCAAGCTAGCTGCCGACGCGGTAGCGACAATTAACATTATTGACTCTGGCGTTACGCAGGCAAAGCTTGCCAGTGGTGCAATTGCCGCCGTTAACATTGCCGATTCTGGCATCACGCAAATCAAGCTTGCTGCAGATGCAGTAGCAACAGTTAATCTTGTTGACAGTGGTGTTACTGCCGCCAAGATTGCTTCCGGCGCTGTCACCATTGAAAAACTTACACTTGCGTCTGGAGAGCTTACTGGCGCGGTTATCACCGCCTCTTCTATTCCATCGGGAAGCTATGCGAGTGGTTCAATCACCACTGATGACATTGCCGACAATGCAGTTACGTTCGCCAAAATTCAGCAAGTGGCATCTGGCGTGCTACTGGGCAGGGCGAGTGCTGGGAGCGGCAATGTAGAAGAAATTACGCTCACCGAAGCAGGCCGCGCCCTCTTAGACGATGCAGATGCCAGTGCGCAACGCACCACGCTCGGTCTCGGCTCGCTGGCAGTACAAAACACAGTTGGCAGCGGAGACTACGATGCAGCCTCCATTGCCACTGCCGATATTGCTGATTCTGCAATTACCACTGCAAAGATTGCTGACAGCGGAATTACGACTGTCAAAATTGCTGATGCAAATATTACGGAAGCCAAGCTTGCAAGTGATTCAGTAAGCACTGCAAAAATCGTTAACAGTGGCGTTACCACTGCAAAGCTTGCTGACAATGCTGTTTCCTATGCAAAGATTCAGGCCACTATAACAAGCGATGTCATCCTTGGTCGTTCATCTGCAAGTGGCGGCACTGTAGAAGAAATTCCCTGCACTTCTGCTGCTCGTTCAATTCTTGATGATGCAACAATTGCCGACATTCGCACAACGCTTGGCCTTGGTACGCTTGCCACGCAAAACGGCAGCTTCTCTGGCACTTCCACTGGCACTAACACGGGCGATCAAACCATCACGCTTTCTGGAGATGTCACTGGTACTGGCACTGGCGCATTTGCTGCAACCATTGCTAATGATGCAATTACAACTGTCAAAATTCTCGATGGCGCCGTCACTACTGCAAAGATTACTGATAGTGGCGTAACGGCTGCAAAGCTTGCCGACGATTCGGCTGCGATTGTCGCCGGCTCGACTCCCGCCGGGGATGGCGACTTTGTTGGTCAGCAATGGCTTAATACTAATACTGGCTTTGAATACACATGGACTGGCAGTGCATGGTTGCGCCAGAGCGGATTGTCTACTACTGTTATTTCCGGAGATACTGTTTATAGCTTTGCGACTTCCTATCCTGATGCATTTAGCGCTTCCATTGTTCCTTCTCTTAATACGCAAGTAGCCACTCGTTTCTTTGCTGGACCCGCGAGTGGCAGCGCAGATGCTGCTCCCACTTTCCGCGTCATCACGGCTGATGACCTACCTAAAGCCACCACCTCAGAGCTTGGCGTAGCTCAAGCCGGCACTGGCTTGGTCACTATTAGTGGCGTCATTAATCATGCGAACAGCGTAGCTTCTGGCGTTTATTGCAAAGTTACTGTTGACGAACAAGGTCACATTAGCGCCGGAGAAACCGCGTTAGTAGCCGATGATATCCCGGAATTATCTGCGGATAAAATCACTACTGGCACTTTTGGCAGTGGTCTTATTGCAGACGAAGCAATTCTTGCTTCAAAGCTTGCCAATTATTCAGTGAGTCAGTTTGGCGAAGCCCCGCCAGTTGCTGATTTTATTGGACAATTCTTCTTCAATCCATTGGAGAAAGATCTCTATCTGTGGGACGGTAACGTTTGGAACCCAGTGGGGATTAGTGTTGGCGAGATTATTTTTGGCGGCACTTACAATGCAAGCGGCAACACAATTGCAAGCACAAGCGCTGATGGCGCAGCAATTGGATTGAGCGTTGGTCAACCACTTCCTGCTGCCTCTGTCACTTACAACCGCTATTACGTAGTTGTTGAAAGTGGCGGTACTGGCACTTCTCCTGCGCCCGAGACGGCCCTACAGCCGCCTGATATTTTGCTGTGCAATGGTACGGCATGGGTGGAACTTGACGTTAGTTCCACTTATCTTTCGCAGACTGCATCTAACGTTGCATTCACCCCTGGTGGCACAATCAGCAGCAGTAATGTGCAGGCTGCAATTGAAGAAGTGAATGGGGAGTGCAGAAATGTTAATAATGTGGCCAGTGGCATTCTCGTTACTGGTTATGGCGGCACAGGATTCAATTCCTACACGAAGGGAGATGTTCTAGTTGGCAGTGGCACCACATTGGTCAAAGTGGCTGTTGGCACTAACGGACAAGTGCTTACGGCTAATTCAGCTTTTGGTGGTGGTGTTCATTGGACCACTCCAACTGTTGGCACTGTCACGTCGGTAAGCGTTAATTCTCCGATTACTGTTGTCAGTGGCACCACCACACCAGTCATTTCTATTCCTGATGCATCGACGAGCGTCAGGGGAAGCGTTCAGCTCACTGATAGCACAAGCACAACCAGCTCTACGCTTGCAGCTACTGCCACTGCAGTGAAGAGCGCTTATGACCTTGCCAATGCTGCGCTTCCAAAAGCTGGCGGCACGATTACTGGTGAAGTGGTTATCGGCAGTGCTGGTACGTTGCTGTTTGAAGGCTCCACTGATAACGGCTTTGAAATTCAACTTGCCGCTGCTGATGCCACTGCTGATCGTACGGTCACGCTTCCAAATGTAACTGGCACCATTATTACTACTGGCGATACAGGCACTGTCACCAATACGATGCTTGCTGGCAGTATTGCTGATACTAAGCTCAGTACAATTTCCACTGCAGGCAAAGTCAGCAATAGCGCTACTACTGCCACTAGCGCAAACACTGTTAGCGCTATTGTCGCTCGCGATGGCAGTGGTAATTTCTCTGCTGGCACTATTTCTGCCACCATTGATGAAGGCACCTTCTGATCAATAAAAACAAAAGCCTTTTAGAATTGCGAAAGACTTCTTGGTCTTTTCATTCTTGAAGGCTTTTAATTATGGCTGGCGTTCTTCAGCATTTACGTTCCTCGACGCTGGATAAGCGTCCAAATCCTGCTTCCATGGTTGATGGACAAGTGGCCATTAACTATGCAAGTGGCGCTCCTGGCATGTTCTTCAAGGACAGCAATGGAGACTTAGTGAAGGTTGGGCCTGTGCATGTGGGCAGTGGAGCCCCTAATGCCGTGCCTGCAAGTGGTGGCACTGCTGGTAATTCTATTGGTGAGCAATGGTTAGATACGAGTGGCGGCACCTATGTATTTAAGATTTGGGACGGCAGTGCATGGCGCAGTGAAGCTGGTGAATTTGTAAATGTCACTGGCGATACGATGACTGGCGCACTTGGTATTATTGCGGGCAGTGCTGCATCTCCATCGCTATTCATTAGTGGCGATACAAACACTGGTATTTATTCCCCCGGCGCAGATCAATTAGCCATCTCGACTAGTGGGTCTGGAAGACTCTTCATTGATGCGAGTGGAAATGTTGGTGTTGGCGAATCTTCTCTTACTAGGAATTTGACCGTCAAGAATGGTAGCTCTATTGTTGCTGCTTCACTTGTTTCCAATCCGGCAAACATTGCGTACCTTCTGTTTGGCGACACAGACGCAGACGCACAAGGTCGAGTTCAGTACGACAACAGCACTGACTCCCTTCAGCTTTACACAAATGGAAGTGAGCGGCTTCGCGTCGACTCCAGTGGCCGCTTAGGTCTGGGGACTAGTAGCCCTGATCAGCTCCTTGATGTCGCTGCATCGACTGGCGCAACAATTCAGTTGAAATCAACCAAAACTGGCGCAGCAGTTAACGATGTCCTCGGGACTCTTGCTTATTACGGATCTGACGGATCTGGTGCGGGTGTCGGCATAAAAAGCAGCATTACCGCAACAGCGCAAGGGACGGGGGGAGCTGGATCGGACTTGCGTTTCTTCACAACTAACTCTGCTGGTAGCAACAATACTGAAAAAGCGCGCATTGACGAGCTAGGCCGCGTAGGGATTGGCACTACTGGGCCTCTATATCCCTTGCACGTAGAAAAAAACCAAGAAGATCTTCTTGCTCTTGTCAATACAGGGGTTGTTACTTATCGTTTTCAAGTTAAATCTGACGCTTCGTTTGCAATCGTTCAAAACGCAACCGAACGCGCACGCATCGACAGCTCCGGCAGGTTGTTAGTTGGCACGTCTAGTAGCTCTTCTGGATCGCTTCTCATTACGCAAGGCAGTGCAACAAACTCCGCAGCTTCTAGCTCAATAACTCTTGCGCGTGGACAAAACAACCCTAGCGATGGCTTTGCTCTCGGTATTTTAGGATTTTCAGATAGCGGTCACGTCCAATCAGCACAGATTTCTGGAGTCCGAGATGGCGGAACCTGGACTTCTGGCAGCAGCCAGCCAACCCGCCTAGTGTTCTCCACTACGAGCGACTCGGCAAGTAGCCCAACCGAACGCCTGCGTATTACATCCGACGCTTACGTCCGACTTGCTTCTGGCACTGGTGGCATCCAGTTCAACGGTGACACCGCAGCGGCTAATGCGCTGGATGATTATGAGGAGGGGACTTGGACGCCTAGCATTTCTTATAGTACCTCAAATGGTGATAGAGCAGTTGTAACGCAAATTGCACGCTATACAAAGGTTGGTAGAATTGTCCATGCAAACATCAACATTAGCTGGACAGAAAGTACATCCTCGGGAAATGTTTCTATTACAGGACTGCCTTTCACGAGCGTTAATATTGCATCTAACTTTGCGATTGGCGCCGCATCATCTACTGGAGGCTTAACTGGAATCAGCGGCGGTCTTTTGGGCAGCATCGCTCCCAACGCTACAACTGTTCAATTGTTTTACGGATCCACAGGCGCGCGTGTTGCTCTAGACGACACAAATACCGTAGGTGCAGGTGGGCAATTTGTGCAGCTTTCTATTTCCTACGAAGCAGCATAAACATAAGCAAGCCCGCAACGGCTCAAAACTACGAACCTAAACCTGTCGAATCCGGAGGATTCCCCTAATGGCTCTCACTCTCACTAAAGAAACCGTTGTTGACAAGATCGAAGTACTGGAAAGCAACGCCATCCAAGTGCGTTCTGCTATCCGAGTACTGGAAGATGGCGAAGTGCTGTCTTCCTCCTATCACCGCCACGTTCTGCAGCCTGGCGATGATCTGACTAATGAAGATCCGAAGGTGGTGGCGATTGCTAATGCTGCCTGGAGTTAGTAGTCCTACTCACATCGAGGTCTAGATCGGCATTAAATAGCCCCAGACAATTAAGCCTGGGGCAACAGCCGACACCGTAGCGCCACTGGGTGAACCACCAGTCTACTTGACATGGTGATATTGTGGTAGGGCAGCGGTGCGTCAACACCCTGCCCTGGCCACAGTTCCCTAGAAACCATGACCGAACCAGATTACGACAACGATCTCGTCTTCCGTTCGGGCGGCAAAGAGTACGCCCGTATTGACGGAAACGAAGAATGGAAGCCTCGGACTCCTGCGACGCAGTTTGAGATCCGCGCCCAAGACAACGACGAAGACGTGACCGAGCTGGTCAAACACGTCGCTGAAATGGTTAAAGGCGTCACCATCACCACCAAAGAAGGTGGCAGCATCAAGATGAGTGGCAACGCCAAAATCCAGATGTCCAGTGGATCTATTCAAATTAGTTAGTGAGGAACCCTAATGACTGAACACGAAGCAACACTCGAGCAGTGGGCAGTAGTCAAAGAAAGTTCGGCGTGGAGTGGGTAAAGGAAAAATTTGGCGAGGAGAAAGTGGATGAAATTGAAGCTGCTCTCCAAGCTCAAATTGACGAACAGGCAGCTCCTACTAAAGGCACTGGCCTGCCCTGGGCTGGCTAAACTTCTGTTTTCATCGTCTTTCCATGGCGGCAAAATCAAAGATTGGCATCAGCGGGCAAAAGCTATTCACACCCGGCAAGCCTAAAAAATCTTGCCAAGGTAATGGCAAAAACAGCAAGGCCAGTCACGGACGCAAACTCCGCAGGGGACAGGGCAAATAAGCAAAGGGCCGAAAGGCCCTTTCTTTTTGCGCGTACAATAAAAGAAAGACATTATTCTCATGGGACAAGTAATTAGAGGCGGTGAACAGTTTGAAACTCATATTGAGGCAGATTATCGAGGAAAGATTTTACAAAAAGGGCCGGACAGTGGCAGCGTAGATGCTTTTGGAAGGCAACGGACGAGTGCTCCCTATACGCTTTTTGATAGCACAATGCGCTACGACAAGCGTCCTGATCAATGGTTCGACAGCATTGTTGGCAGTGGCACTTCTACATTCCTGACGCATCAAAGCAGCGTGGCAATGAGTACCACCACTGCATCAGGAGACACTGTTCTTCGTCGTACTAAGCAGAACTTCCCATATCAGGCGGGCAAAAGCATGATGCTTTTGCAAAGCTTTATTGGCGCCCCGCTTACGTCTGGTCTCATTCAAGAAGTGGGAATTTTCAATGACCAGAATGGCGTGATGGTGCGTGCTAGTGGCACGAGTGTACAGTTTGTTATTAGAAGCTACGCATCTGGTACGGTCAATGAAGACGTGGTGAATCAAAGCGATTGGGATATTGATACACTTTCTTCACTTAACCTTGCCAAGGCACAAATTTTTACTGCCGATTTGGAATGGCTTGGCGTGGGACGCGTTAGATGTGGTTTTGTTATTGACGGAGAAATAGTTTATTGCCACGAGTTTGAGCATTTCAACGCATTAGACAGTGTTTACATGACAACGGCTATTTTGCCGCTGTCCTATCGTATTCATAATGCTTCTGTTCAAGCTTCTTCGGCAACAATGAAGCAAGTTTGTTGTAGCCTGTTAAGCGAAGGTGGCTATGAGCCAGATGGTGCCATTTATTCAGTGGGGCACGATCTTTCAACGGTATCCAATACTTCTGGCGAGCGCATCACTGCCGGCATTCGTATGGCCAGTGGTCGTACTGGTAATGTCATTCTTCCCGTGAGGATTTCTACTACCACTGCTTCTAGTGATGTGGTGTTGTGGCGACTACGGTTGAACCCTACGCTTTCTGGCGTTACTTGGAGCGCAGCTAACAATGGCAGGGGCAATGTAGAAGTGACGACAAGTGGCACTGCCACGGGAGGTACTGTAATTGATTCGGGCTTTGTTAGCCAAGGCAGCGCTAATAACTATGCAGTGGCAGAAGCCATTCGTTTAGCGCTTGGGCAAAACGCATCTGGCCAAAGTGACACTTTGATTCTTACTGTGGACAGCAGCTCAAGCGCCAAGGCTTTAGGCATGATTGGTTGGGTGGAAGTGGTTTAACCAGCTAAGCTAAGGGCTCTTGTCTTTCCTTCCATGGACGGCTTTAAAGACCAGTGGTACAAGCAGCAAGTGGATCACATCTCTGAGGCTCTTCAAGAGCTGCTTACGGACGACGATCCTGCCGTTGCCATCAAGGGACTAAGCGAAGCTATTAGCGAGTGGGAAACCTACCACGAGAAGGAACTGGCTAAATGGAAGCGCCTTAGGGCGCTTCTAAGCTGGGAAGCTGGTACGTAATTCGCAACTCTCCTCCTAGTGCCTTCACAGCCTCGCTAGCGTCCGCTGGTGGGGCTGTTTCAATGAGAACAGACGGAACAATGGCATTGGGAAGGGCTGTGATTTTGGCTTCGGGGAAAAGCTTATGAGCTTCCCATGCAAGAGCATTTGCCTTGTTTTCCTTTTCTTCTTGTTCCCATTGTGCCACGAGAGAAGCCGTTTGTTTGTCAACGGTTTCCATGACAATTTTGGTTTTCCATTCGATCCAGTCCGGACGACAATGCTCCATGAGCAGCTTGAACCATGCATTAAAAGCAAGAGAGGGCCATCGTGAGACGGCCCAGAGTCCTGCTTCGTAGCAGAGAGCATTAAACCAACTTTCGCGGCTCACCGACTTTCCTGCCAAACTGAAATATACAAATCGCCTTGTTTTGTCAATGGCAACACTTTATCGCGGAGGTCAATGTTGTAACAGCGAATACATCCATGAGTTGGGAATAATTTCTGCCTAGGAGCCCACGCGCCTGGCCAGCCATTTGCCGAACCTCCCGAATGCAGCATAATTCCCGCCCTTCCATTGTTTCTTTCTTGACCTTCCAAGTCGATCATGTCAAAGCTGTACCAGCCGTAAGACATTAGGGTGCGATCATAAGCAGGCTTGTCCCCCACGCGATCATAGTCTCGATAAATGGCGCCAACTTTGTACACCCCCACTGGTGTGTCGCTGCTTTGGATGCGCCATTCAAAATCACTATATTGTCCACGAGCGAGACAAGGAATTTCCCACAACAGCTTTCCTTCATAGGAAAATGCTTTCATGGTTTCCACTGCATCGTTCACCACGAGATGATAGTCGCCTGGCTTAAAGCCGAAATCATGCGGGCGTTTCTTGGGGCCAATCATAGTAATTTTCGTAGATTCAGGAGCATATTCTTTCATGAGTTTAGAAAGCTTTGCAGGATACTCTGGATCCGTTGCATAGCTTTGCTCTTTTAACATGCGGGCTGCAGCGTAACGATTAGGCGCATTATTGACGCCTTTGAAATGACGATAGTCTTTATACCAGCGCGTCACTAGATATTCAATGCAAGCAGCAAGACTTGGAAAGTCAAGAAAGCCTGCCTTGATTGTCACCCATTGACCATCGTAAAATTCTTGAGTTGTGGTAGTTGTGCCCTCACCTTTTGCGCCGATGTAGTTATGCTTGCCAGACGTGTGTTTTCCAAAACCGCTTTCTAGGCAGCATTGTGCAGCAACAAGTTCTGGATAGCGGGCTCCACATTTTCTTGCAATAGTCTGGCACGAGTCCCAGAAAGCCCTGTTGGAAGCCGACATGGCTTCAGTCCTTCACGCGAAACACAGCCTTAAGGCCAGTCAGAATCAGTTGCAGGATATTGTTTTCTTTGTAAGGGGTGCGCTCAATAATTTGATCAAGAGCAGCAACGATGATGCCGCCAACAACGAACCATTCGACGCCAGTCATGATGATTCTCCAAGGAAGGTTTCTTAAAGCCTAGCGTTTAATTTCAAGGCTGCGCACACGCCCTTCTAGATCGCTCATTTTGTCAGTGAGAGCACTAAGTTTTTCAGTGACGCTTTCAATTTGCACTGCCACCTTGGCTTGTTGATTACCAACTGCAATTAACATGGCTCCAGTGGAAAGGAGCATGCCAGCAGTGATAGTGGCCACAAAATTGGCCATGCCCGCCTTGAACGTTTCCATGGAGATTCCCTGCAATTTTTATATTAGCGAATGCGCATTATTCGCTTGCTGCCCGTTAGATTATTTCCAGAAAAAGTAAATAGTGCCATGCCAAGAGCGAATGGTCCCGATGAGCTGCTTTACTCTCTCATTGAACTTCGCCCTGGAGATGCAAGACGTAGATTTCGTAAGGCTATTTTTGAAGACTATCCACTTCGTGGTCCTCTTGGGCAATGCGCCTGTGCGTATTGTGGGCGATGGGACCAGAAACTAACTATTGATCACATTGTGCCGAAGAGCAAGGGAGGGCCTCATTTTGCAAAATATAATTTGGTGCCAAGTTGCCAAGCCTGTAATCTGCTAAAGGGGGCGGATCCTATTTTTGAATGGTGGCGTCCGCAGCGCTTCTGGACTGAGAAGCGGGAAGAAATTTTGCTCGCATGGGTGCATCACAATAGTTTTGTCAGCGCTCACACTTCCTTGCAAGATATTGAAGCATTTGCAGAAGAGCGCGATTATTACATTCCACCGTCAAAAGAAGAAGCCCCCATTTCTGGGGGCTTTTGTTATACAGAATGGCAAGCAGCTTAGGCTTTGTCTACTGGCGCGAATAGCTCGCCTTCTTTAGGAGGCAAGTCAAAACGAATACCAGGAATGGGGCAAACGCCATCTTTACAGCTTCCTTCAATAGCGGCAAGAGCTTCTTTTTCTTCGTCCATCTCAAGAGCATGGATGAGAGTATTGAGGTACCACTTTGCCTTGCGAAGATCTTCTAGACCATTCTTCTTTTCGTAGCGCCATAAGTATTTCTGGCAATTGCCCTTAAGAAAACCACGAAAAGCTTCAGGAGACATACTGGCCTCCATTGCTTCAATACATTCAATTCCTCCACTTGTGTAGTGCGAAGGATTAACTGGATCAAAAGGCATTTCCATTTTCCTCAAACGCTTGGAAAGCTTCCTTAAAGAGAGGACGGGCCAACGTGGCCATCGCCTGAGCATAGCACTGGATCTCCACCTGCGCATCGGGCTTGTCCCTTAAAGCAATGAAATGAAGCAATGCCTGGAGGCTGCAGGTCCATGTAAAAGTACTAAATGTCGACATTGGCATGATTCCACGAGCCTGCTCTTTGCTCACGCCTAGCGTCAGGAGGGCCCTGTAAGCCTGCTTTGCCTGCTCTAATGCCTTGGCATATTCGATCATCGCCACTTGGTTCATAGAGGGCTCTAGAGGGCCAGCAGACGCCTGCTTGTTGTTGTCGCTTTGACAGCGGAACTGGCGAGGCATGTAATACGTATCATCATCAGCTTCGCAATAGCGAAAGCTTTTTTCGTTCCAGCCAAGTTGATCATTGGCAAACGTGCCACCAATTACATGCTTCCACCATTGCCGACAAATAAACAACGGAGCTTTCACTTGCCATTTTGTGACAACGCCCCTAAAGGGACTCGTGTGTTGATGCTTTACCAAATAGTTAAGAAGCCTCTGATCTTTATCAGTCCATTCAGAAGACGTTTGATCGAAAGATTGCCGCGCATCACAAACGATGTCAAGCGAAGTTCCCATCCAATCAATGAGCCGCACAAAGCTAATACCATCACAGAGGGGATCAATGGTCTGAAGGGCAGGGTGTGTCATTTGTCAGTTTTATTGGTGGGCCAAATCAGCATGCGAATGACAATGGCAATCAACACCCATTGCCAAAAGCCAAGCGCAAATCCTGGAACAATCCAGCTCACGCAAATGCTTAGCAGCCAAGAGCGCAGGCAAAGAAAGCCAAAGCCAACAAGGATTTCACCAATGGCCTTGCTAACGATCTTGAGCAGATCGTCGTGCATTGGAGATAAAGTCATGAATCAGGAGAAAAGGGCGAAGCCTCTGGAAGCCAATGATAGACGCCACCTTGGTTTCTGCGTGCCAGACAATGCGAGCTTTGCTTTGTCTTCCGTCTTTCACGATGGCAGCAATGGTGCCTAGCAAGCTCGTCGGCATCCATCCAGCAGCAGTGGGCTGCACGTACACGACGGTTTGCCCAACTTCCCACATGTGGGACACTGGCGTCTTGGGGAGGGCCTTGAAGGAAGCCGTACCAAGCTTTTCGGCTTTCCTTCCATCGTCCACAGGGTAAACAAACTGCTTGCCTTTTCGCTGCATCGCTAGGCTAAAGCAAACGAAGGGAGTCCTATGTCAAGAATGTTTTCCATTCCAGTAGCATTAAGCTACAACGGACAAGATTACATTGCGACCATGGGGCCTTTTGAGCGGAGCATGGAAAGGGACTTTGCCCTTATTGCTAACAAAAAGGCATTGGACGAATGCAACGACATTGAAAAGCTCAAGGAAGTGGCTTGGAATATGATGCAAGGCTGGAGCAATATGCAAGATGCCACTGCATCGCTTGTCAAAGAAAATCTTGAGCTGCGTCAAGCCATGCAAATGCAGCAAATGGACTTAGAAGCAGCAGATCAGCTTCTTGGCGAAGCTGGTGAAGCGATTAAGGCGTTCGCAGAACAGCAGCAATCTTCTCAAGCCAGGCGATTTCTTTGGCCGTTTGGGAAGTAAGCAAAAATACTTTCCAACCACAAAGCATGGCTAGGTTAAATTTTCTGGCGTCTCGTTCGTAGCCAGAGCCAGTAACATGACGGCCACGATTAAAAGTGCCGCCTTGTATTTCAATGAGAGAGCGAGAAGGAAGATGCGCAAAATCTGCTCTGTAACGCTTTGAACGCTTGCTTTTTGCATAGCGCTCTTGAAAATCAGCTTCCCAAGCCTCTACATCGCTGAATTCCCTGATTAATGGAAGGTCGGGATAGTGAGCTTGCCAAAGCCCGAGAAACTGATCTTCGAGAGCACTCACAAGCTACACGGCAGCAAAGGCCACTTTAGCCTGCTGATTCTGGTATTTGCCATCGCCATAGGCGCTGGCCACATCACCATCAAGCTTGTAGAAGGTGATTTGCACTATCCCTTCATTTGCATAGATGCGAGCCGGAAAAGCCAAGGGATTGACAATACAAATAGTGAGATAGCCAGACCAGCCAGGCTCAATTGGCGTAACGTTAATGATTGTGCCTTGGCGAGCATACGTTGACTTCCCATCTGTGATGCCCATTACATTGTTAGGCATCGAGATGCGTTCAAGGCTAACGCCTAAAGCATAGGAAAAAGGCGGAAGCACGAAGAAAGTGGAGCCATTTTCTTGACGAGGCGTTTGCTCCTCCATCAGCTCCGTGTCAAAATTCTTCACATCAAGAGGAAAATCTTTGCTCACGCCATTGTCAATGACCATAAAGCCTTCGGGAGAAAGGCGAAGGTCATAGCCAGCATGAGACAGGCCGTAAGACAATGCTTTTGTTCCATTGTCTAGCTCGCGGCGTTTTTCTCCAATGAAGGGGAAAATAATGTCGTTTTCAGCGAGAATGCTGATTTGCTTGTCGTTAAGCAGCATGAAAGAAAAGGGGCGTTGCCGCCCCTAAGAAACAACAATCGAGAAGGCTTCAGAAGAGAGGATCAGAAAAGATCATCGCTGGAAGACGATGCGAAGCTGCTGCCTGCAGTTTCGCCATTCTGCCAGAAGGAAGAATAAGCCTTAGGGCTATTCTCCATCTTGTTGACAGTCACTTGCCCTTTAAAATGAGGAGCAGTGTCCTTATCGCGCTTGTCGTTGTTCCACAGTGCCACGCGGAAGGAATAATTTCCTTGTGCATTGGGACCAGCTTTTTTGGCTGCATTCAGAATGTCGGGGGTGAGATCGACAGTACCGCTGAAAACGGGAAGATTGCCAGAGGGCATGTAGTGTTCCTCAGAAGGAGAGTGGTTGGCCCTGGAGGGGCTCTAGAAGCATAGCGGGAATGGACTGAGAGTCAAGCTCCACGGTCCATAGAAATGGTTAAGGGGCGCCCGCCGGGGTAATGTTCAAAAAAGTATTGCTGAGTCTTCTGCGTCATAATGCCTGCCTGCATGGCAAGATCAGCGCCATCAAGGCTCACGATTTGAGCTTCTTGCCCTTCGTCCGTATCAGGGTCGTAAATGGCAATGGCACAATGCGCTTCATTGATTTCGATGTCATACATCTGCTCAATGGCTTGTGCATAGGCACCAAGTTGCATGCGATAGTCGCCTAGCTGCGTATCAGGCTTTTGTTTGAAGCTCGTCTTCCAATCGAGCAAAGCAATGTTGCCATTGCCCATGGTTGCAAGCATGTCGAAGGTGCCTGAATAGCCAGTTTCAGTGGAGGGGCAATACCAAGCGATGGCACTTTCCACCAAGAGAGGACTGGCTACTGTCGTGAGAAAATTGGCAATGCTGTCGAAATAAGGAACAAACAATGGATGGGAGTCAAGGTGGCAGTTAATGTCCTCGCCGTTCCAGAAATCCTCTAGAACGCCATGGAGCCAATTGCCACGTTCTACGGCAGAGCGCGTGCGACGATTTGCTTCTTCATCGCCTACTTTCTTGCGCCAGTTCATGAGCGCTGCAATTTTGCCAGGCGGCGAACACGCGCTCGCAATAGTCGTCACAGAGGGCAAAACAATGCCTTCTGGGGCATTTGGAAAATCGTTTAAGACGTAATTTCGCTTGCCATTCAAGGAAATCCTATTTGGAGAGTAATGCTTTAGGCGATTCATTTGTGGAAGATTCAAGGTTTTGAATTAAAAAGCTCATCCAAAGTCCTTCCTTTCTTGATTAAGGAATGAATGGCGTAGCGCTCAACAGACAACTCACGAGCCCACGCTGATATACATTTTGTTTCTCCGTTAAAGGTGACAAGAATGGAACTTCGCCTGTTCTCTGCTTGTTCTTCTCGCGTTGACCATTTGCAATTATCTGGAGAGTAATCCCCGTTGTAATCAATCCTGTCCAAGGATTTACCGACTGGCCTTTCTCCCATGTCAGCCAAAAACTGCTCAAATCCACCCTCAAGCCAAGACTCGCAAATCTTAATTCCACGCCCGCCATAATTCTCGTAAGCATGAGCGTTTGGGTTTAAGACGCGGGCCTTCATTGATATGTAAGACGTATAAGTCCTGTCTGATTTATTGTTTTTACGATTACTCCTCCTTCCGTGCTTTGTGTGGTTTTCGCGGTTGTAACAACCACAAGAAATAATATTGCCAGATCTTAGCGCGGTTCCGCGTACAATCTTAATTGCACCGCATTCGCACTGGCAATTCCATGCAGCGAAATTGTTTAAGCTTTCAGATCGACTCAAGACTGTTAAGCGACCAAAAACTTGACCGCTCAAATCCCATTTAGGAGACCAGCCCACTTTTACTCCAAGCAAAACACAAGCATAGCGCTTCTTGTTGATCTGAAGCCGATTGGGCTCGTAGCGGGCGAGAGAAGGCATCGAAAGTTTGATGAGACATAGATCGTAACAGGCCACTATTTCTCGTTCATGACAATTGGCTCATTTCTCGTTCATGTCCCAAAAGTATTCGCAGCCTTCTTCCGTATAAGGCGGCGTTGCAAGATAAGATTGCCAGCGACTAGCGGGCGCCATATAGCGCCAACAATCTTCCTTGACAGGGCATTCATTGCCCTGACACATTGCATGATCGGCCATGAGAATAGTGCGTGCAGTTTGAGAAAGAAAAGTTCGATCAGCAACAGGACAGTCAGCAACAGCAAGCAGCATTGCAGCAATGCGTTTGTCACTGCTAAGCGTATCCTCAGGGAAGCTCCAGAATGCTTCATGACAGGCATCAATCAGAGAGCGACGATTCGTCAACATTTTTGAAGCGCTCAGAGCCAGTGATTAGTGCTTGTTTATGTTCTTCAACGTAGCCCTCAAAAGCTTCAATAATGTTACTTTCAAAGAAGCCACATCCCAGCAAATAAGCAGCAAAATCTTCAACAATTTCATCAGCAACTGACCTGTAGCTCACCACTTCAATTTCAAACAGAGGGCCACCGTAACGGTCGAACATTGCATGCTTCCATGAGTGTTTCCATGGAGGAACAGAAGAGCTGGTCATGGCAGGATTATGCTCCCGATGAAAAGAACGAGGGCTGTCATTGCAAGAACAACAAAGCTGATCAGTAAGAACAAGCCAAGAGGGTCATTAGCCAAAGAGGCTGGAAGGAAGGCTAGTAAGAGGGGCATCGTCATCAAGGCAAATTGTTCCAGCAAAGGCCCGCGCGAAGCGGGCCGCTGCTAGATCTATTGCTTTTTTGCGACAAAAGCTTTTATGGCTTCCACCATTGCTTCTGCATTGTCGCAAGCGCGAATCAAGTCGATTTCCTTGGTCATTTCCGTTTTGGTGATGACCATCTGCTCCTCCTTGGCCCATAGCGTGAGCATGGCTGCTGCCACGTTGCCAAACTGCTGCCACGTTTTTACTTCCGTGGCACGGGACAAACCAATAGTCTCCAGAGCAGCCTTGCCAAGAGCCATGCTTGCCCTTTCGTCTACATAGCCAAAGGGATTGGCCTTGCAAATGGTGGTCAGGGAAGCCTTGGCATCAAAGGCGTCTGCGTCATCGGCGGCAGGAGCTGGCGCTGCTCCAGAAGCTTCAGAAGCTGCTTTAGCTGCCGCTGGCGCCTTGCTTGTCCGCGCAGCTTGCTTCGGAGCTTCCTGTTGGAGCGGGAGTTTGGGCGTTCCTTTTTCATCTTCCTTAGGGATGTCTTCGCCTGCATAGAGACGCAAGCCAAGACCAGTGAAAGTGGCAATTGCCTTAACGGCAGCACGCTGACAGTTGTCAGAGATGGCGCGACCATCCAGCTCCTTAATGGAGGCATGCTTCCTGTCCATGATCGGGAAGATCAATGCGACAGTGCGACGGCAGCCGTCAGTGAGATAGGGGCGGAGATAGTAGGCGCCTGGTGTGCCAAACACCACTTCCCCAATGGTCTTCTCTTCAAAAGCCACAAAATACGTCGGGAAATGCTCCTTCAGATAGCGATAGGCAAAAGGCCAGGACAAATAGGAAAGCCCTTTGTAGTCCTTCTCGATGTGAGGGCCAATGTCAGGCGTGTCGTAAGCAGCCTTAAACGCTTCAGCACTAATCTCCAGCGGAGAAAAGATGCCGTTGTAACGGTCCATTGCAGCTTGTTGAGCAGGGTCCATGGAAGAAAAATCAGAAGGGGAATAGAGCATAAAGGAATGGTTCATTCTTCTGGGAATGCAAGTCCAAGAGTTACGGCATAGCCCTCCTCGTTGAAATCAATTACAACGGCATCAATTGCAATGCCAGTGTCCTCAAGGAACATATCCAAGCACGCGACAAGTTCTTTATCGAGATCTTGCATGCGCGCATTGAGCTGACTGGTGGTGAGTTCAATCATTGTTTTGACTGAGGAAGACAAGCATATTCGCCATACATGATGACGAAATCAACGCTCATTTCAGAGCCTTCGTTTTTAACGACAATGCTCTTGCCAGGCAGCGGCCAATCAGAAATTGCCCTGATGTCAGTGGGCATTTCGTAATACTTAGAATCAAAACCTTCATCAATAACGCCTTGTTCCCACAGGAGCTTTACGTCTTGATCGCCATGCTCAAGAAGAAATTCTTCGCAGGCAAGTTTAAGCTGGGAAACTTTCATTAAAATCAGTTTCAAGGGACGTGGAATAGTCTTCGATGAGATCGAAGGCGCCATTAGCAAGAGTGGCGCTGCCTTCCCAGATTGGCGTGGAGCGCACAAGGCGCTCTAGGGTTTCGGAAAGGCTCAGTCTTGCTTCGTGGGCGATGTTGCCAAGATGGGCGTAGGCAGTATCAGTTAAGCTGAAATGCCTGCCCTTCTTCAGCTCTTTGTTGCTATTTGTCATAAAACAATGGGGCGAGCAGATAGCCGATTGAAAAGCCGATAATGGCGGCGAGCCAAAGTTCCATGGGCGAGAGGCATCGGGAACATGGCCAGACTAGCCATAGTTTTCAGGGCTGCCAACCACGCTGGTCATTGCTATAGCTGATTAATCACGAGCTTTCTCATCATTTTGGCTTATAGGGCTGTTGCTTCTTGATTTCCTTGCTACAACGGACGCATTCCCTCCTCTCTCCATGGCATTCTCCATCCTGGACCACATTGAGAAGCTTGAACCAAGCGATCATCCAGGAAAATACATCTGCCCTGCGTGTGGCGGCAACGACCTTTCCATCAATGAAGGCAATGGTGCTTACAACTGTTTCAATGATGATTCGGCAAAGCATCGTGCAGAAATTCGCAACATTCTTGCTCCATTAGATCGCTGGGAGCGTCCTCTTCGCGAACCGCAGTCATATACTTTTCCCTACGAAAATAGGCAGGGCGAAACGGTTATCAATGTACATCGCGATGACAGCAGCGGCAAGAAAACTATCCGCCAAAGCTATCCTTCTGTTCCGCAAAATGCTTCTCAACGCAAAACACAAATTGACGACATAAGAAGCAACATTTTTCCTTATCGCTATAGCGAAGCATGTGAGGCACAGGAGGCAACTGGCCTGCCCATCTTCATTGTCGAAGGCGAACTCACTTGTGACAGGCTGTGGGAAATTGGCCTACCTTCCGTTACGTTTCTTGGCGGCAGTGGGCAATATCGCACAAATGGCGATTATTCGCAGCTTTTCCGCAAGCGCAAGGTTGTTCTTTGCCCCGATCGTGATGAGCCTGGTGTGGCCCTCATGCGAGAAGTGGCAGCAGATAATCCAGGTGCACAATGGCTCTACGCCGATCCTGATAATTTTGAATGGGAAAGCCTTCCGCAAAATGGCGGCTACGACCTAGCCGATTGGTTGGATGATGGTGCAGAGCAAGAAACCATTCTCTCTTCCATTGTTTCCCAAGATCGCCATGAAGGCAAAGATGGTCCTTCCTACGAGGAGATCATTTCAACGCTTGAGCGCATGGTCGGCCTTTATGCCAACGATGCACGAGTGGTGTTTGAAGCTCGGCAATGGATGGATAGTCATGGCATCAAGCTAAACGCTTCAGAGGTGGAGAAGCTTCTGCAAGAAGCACGAGGACGTGTACATGGCAAAGAGGAAATGGAAATTCTCGATGCCAAAGCCATTGCAATGTCAGAAGATGCACGTCGTTGGACAATCGCTGGCATTCTTCCTGAAAGCAGCGTAATGCTATTGGCAGCAGCACCCGGAAGCGGAAAGTCAACCTTGTTGTACAACTGGGCGCTGCATGTCGCATTGGGAAAAGATTGGAGCAATCGTCGCTGCAAACAAGGCAAGGCTCTCATCATTCAATGCGACGAGCCAGTCGTGGATGCTGCAGAGAAACTGCAAATTATTGGTTACGACGATGATGCCCTTGATAGCGGCATGATTAGTTTTATTGATCGCTGGCGTTTCAATAACATTCCTCAGCTTCTTTCTTACGTAAAAGCAAATCGCCCGCAAATTATCATGATTGATAGTCTCACGTCATGCTTGGCTGGCATGGACGTAGACCTCATTCGCTCCGATGCTGGCAATTGCATTTATGAACTGCGCGACATTGCCAATCAATATGGCTGCAGCATTGTCATTCTCCACCACTTAAATAAAAGCGGTGGCATTCGTGACAGCTCTAGCTTTGAGGCTAACGTCAGTGAAGTGGTGAAGCTTTACCGTCAGGACAACAATCCAGATTCCACGCAGTTTATTTTTGAATGGACAAAAAGTCGCAGTGGTCTCACTGGTAAGCATTTTCTCCAACGTGATCCTTCCACTTATGGCTGGTGGTATAAAGGCCCAGTCACAGGTAGCAATGCGAGCCTAGACAATCTTGTCAATATGATTCTTTCGCGCAGCTCTGAGCGCTTCACAAAGCGTGATGCTGCCAATGCCATTGGCAATTGGGACAATGTTGGCGTGGGGCGTCTGTTGGAAGTGGCAAGGCGTCAAGGGCTTGTGGCCAGCAGTTTTGCAGTGGGGCCCAATGGTGAGCGCACTCGTATGTACCATTCATGGGACTATGTGGAGCCTGATTTTTCTTGCGAAGAACAGCAGGGCAATGTTCCCGAGCAGGAAGAACCAATGTCAAAGCCTAGTGAAATCATGCTGGCAAAAGAAAGTCTTCCCGATGGGGAAGACGAAAACGATTGGTTCTAGCTCTCTCGCAATAGTAGGGAGGCTCTATTGCACAGCCTCCCCGCTGCTTACCGTAGCGAGCAGCTTTCAATAGTTTAGCTTTTTAATTACGATGGAGGAAAGAATATTGTGAATCATGAAAATTATCTGGGACAACAGTGAGAGCGCGGCGCCTGTAGCGCCGCTTGTGCTTGAGACGGAAGCTGAAATTGAACGCTTCTTTGCTGAGCTGGAAGCTGAGATTGCAGCAGAAGAGGACGATGATGAAGAATGAAAAAGGCGGCCTTTGAGCCGCCTTTCTTTTGCCTATTTGCCTTGAGCCTTTTGCTCGTCAAAGCGCTGTTGCTCCTTTTCTTTGCCATAGAGCCAAGCATTGGTGCTTTGACCAGGCTTTGGACCATTGCGAGGAAGCTTGATCACCTTGAAGCCGCTGGTGTCCATGGGAGGGGATGAGAGGGCTCAAGCAGCATAGGACAGTCTTCTCTCGATGCCAAGGAGACAGTTTAAGGATTGGTTCTCTTGTCAAAATTTGGTGGTCATGCATAGAGTGGTTACGGAAAGTCCCGAGCGCACCCAAAATCCAGTGCTCGACTCTCCAGCCTCCTCAGGCATGGCCACCAGCCAGAGCGGAGCCCCCAAAGGGCGGAGCGCTCAGTCCAGCAGGCCAAGGTTCCCTAAAAAGAACAAAAGCCTGCACAAGACCAAAAACCTCCGCAATGCCGCTCAAGCCAGAGTGGAGCCCCCAAAGGGCGAAACGTTCATCACTTAAGGCAAAGAAGCCTTCAATGAACAAAACTCTCCCTAGCATTCTCAAGGAATTTTCCTGAACAATGCTTAACGCTCCACGGGCAGTTGACCACTTGCCTCTGCTTGAACATAACGGCACTGAAATTTTGCCTATTGTTCACTATGGCTTTTCTTCTCCCAAGAAAGGGCCGCAACCAGCGGCCCGTACTCTTTACGGAGCACGGGATAATAATGGAGAGCGCCATTGGCGCTCTAGCTTGCATGAAATTGAAAAGCTAATTGATAGTGGCTTTGCCATTGCCCAGGAGGAGAACAATGTCTGAGGCAATTAAAAACGAATATTGCGAAAACCCTAAATCTTGTATGGCAGTAGCTTATCGTCGTGAAACAGGCGAAGAACTAATTCCTGCAGGACTTGATGCTGCCTATGCAGAAATTATTGATAGCTTCCATGGTGAGATGGAAGAATTCGTCAGGAAGTATTGTCCTAAGCGTTTAATAGAGCTAGACGCAATGATGGAACAAGCTTTCTGGCAATATCATTAAAAACTAGAGCGGGGCGCTTGGGCGCCCCTTTTGCTATGACGATTATTCCTGCATCGTTTGAAGAGGATCTATCAAAAGAAGAATGGGAAGAGCTATTTAGCCTGAAACGGGCCATTGATGATGGCCCTTCAACAATGGCCACTGCAAAGATGGAACGTTTCACTGAATTATTTGTTCGTTCTCTCCATGGAAAAGGAGATACAATTCGTTAGAGAATAGAGCTGCGTAATGGCTAAGCCTGAGATTGATTTTACATCGCCAGAAGAAGAGCTTGAATATGCCGCTAATGCATTGAAGAAAGCTGGCGTGAGCTTAACGCAGTTTGAAGCCGTAAGAGAAACGGAAGTGAACGGCGGCACTGGCGCTGCCGCCTATAGCAAGGAAATGCTTGGCCTCAGGCGATGGATGGTGCAGGAGCTTCTTGCTGCAAAGATGAGCAATCGACAGATTGCGAATGTTCTAAAGCTAAGCAAGCAAACGGTCAATGCTGATCGTCATTTCAATAGGCAACTATACACTGAAGAAATTTTAAAGAATCAAGACGTGCATAGAGCACGTCTTTTGAAAGAGCAAATGGACTTGAAAGACCTTGCTCTTGATAGCTTTGAGAAGAGCAAAAGGAAGCGTGTGATAACAATGATGGAAGGTGGTGACGATGGAGGGAAGGAAATGATCAAGATTGAAGAAAGTGCTGGCGATGCATCGTTTCTTAATGTGGCAAAGAACAGTCTTGTTGAGCAAGCTAAATTGCTCGGTCTTAATGAAATCAAGCAAGTGGAACAACAAGACAATTCCTATAGGAAATTCCTAAAGGATTTGTCCACGACCATTGCAAAAGAAAAAGAAGCCAATGCTACAGAAGAGCGTAGGCAAAATTCCTTGCCTGCATCAGCGGAAGTAAGTTTTGATGCAGAGCCAGAAAAAGAAGAATGGCCCGAGGCCATTCCTTTACAAACAATTAACAAGGACGACTATTGACAAGCGCCGCTAGCGTAGGCACAATGTCATCGTTGCCTTCCTCCATTGTCCTCAGATTTTACGTTCTCCACTGCTGAAGCTTTCCTGCGAGAGGCTGCTGCCGCCAAGCAAAGCAAGCGTGATGCCATCTCCGCTTCCATAGCTCCCCATCTTGCCGACCATGGCACCGTGGGCATTCCGCCCAAGCTCCATAAGCACATCAACAGGCTCCTAGGGAACTATGGCGATGAAACCTATCGGCAAGTGGCGCTGTTTGCTCTTGGCAAATGGTTTGAAGCCCATACGGAAGCCGCTGAAGATCTGTTTGGCACTGGCCAGCTTCCTGAAGCCGTTGCTTGCATGATGGATGCCACTCGCATTTCAGACAGTCTTCATCTTGTTTGTGAAGTGGGAAGCTTAGGCGGTGATCAAGATTGGAAAATTATGCTAGAGAAGGAACTCTCTCAAGCCATTCTTGAACACATCGAGGAAGACTTATGACGCCATGTCGCACTTGGAAAATTACTACTTCTGAAGGGAAAACTATTGCATTAGGAGCCATTTCTGCAAAGCAAGCTGAACATTTCATCCTTGCATTGCGCCCTGATATTAAGATTGCTTTGATTGAAGAAATTGAGCCTCTTCCTGATTCTTCTCAATCATGAATGATTTTATTGGCTTATCTTGCACTAGCGACTGGGGCAACTTCTGGCTTGGCCCATTGACCATCAGTTGGCAAAACAGCTTAGGCCCCTATGCGTTTGCTCCTCATCGCGAATGGGGCAATGTCCTTGTTATCTTCAAAGGCCACGAATTCATCTTCCATTGATTTGTCATGGACTCGCATCAGCCTTCTTTCATCATGGAAGGCACGCCCTTGGCTCCCACAGTTCACATTGTGCTTCCTCCTGAGCTTCAGGAAGACGCCAAAGCTTTAGCAGAAGAGAATGTGCATCCTGCATGGTCTAAAGCCCAGCATCGCGGACGCCATTTTGTGATCACCACCAATCTGCTAGATGATTTGTCTGAGCTGGCAGACTATGCACGAGTGGGCATTGAAGAGCCAGAACCTGGCCTTTCAAAGCGCAAGCGGCAAGCTTTGCAGATCCTGCTGGACAGGACCAACAGGCACGTTGTGCTAGAGCCGATGGGAGCTTGCCATTGCATTGCCACCAAATGGCGCGACAAGCCTCTGCCAAGCCACAAGGCCGCCTATCGCACCACGTTGGAGCTTCGGGAGAGGGCAGCGAGTATGAAGAAATGTTACAAGGCTTGACTTAACCAGCAAAAGGCGGCATACTACTGGACATGCGGGCGAGAGCTTGCATGTCCTTTCTTTTAAGCAGATGACCGTTGCATCTCCTTCTTTCTATCGCTGGGGCGAAAAGCTATCAGCTTTCACGGCTGATAATCGCCTGGTGATGAGCATGGGCTCTCCCATTGCAAATGTGCCTATCACCATTGCAGAGCTGCAAAGCTTTGTTTGCACGTTAGAGCAAGCCATTGATGATGAGCCCAATGCGGGCCAACGTTTTGCTCTTGCCTCTATCAAAATCATTTTTCAAGCATCCCTGAATCAAGCACAGAAGGACTATGAAGAGATGGTCGAGAAAGCTCCGACAGGCGCAGATCTGGAAGAATATATGCTTGCTTATTCTCGTGCCGTCAAAGCAGGAGCTTTCTGAACATGGCCTTCTTCAGTGATGATGATTATGACAACGATCCCGAGCTGGACTGGGAGCGTCCTCAACGCCTGAACAGGCAGCTCAGTCTCCAGCAATTGGAGAGTCGTTTGGAGCTATGGAAGAAAAAGCATGATGACCTTTGTCTTAAGCTTTATCGTGCCGCCACTGGTATTTAATCATGAACAAATACACTAAGCTCCAGGAAATGATTGCAGAGGCCAT